ACTAACCAAAGTATAATCATCTTTTTCTCTAAAGGATAATATTTTTATCTGAGAAATAGGAACTAAAGGAAATTTACAAGAATCAGGATATCTTATTTCTAACAATTCCCATTCTTCTAATAATTTCACTATTGTATTTCTTCTGGCAATATCATTTTCATCAATTGAATGTAATTTATTATCTAAAGCAAACAATTCTTTAAAATGCATAATTGCATAACGTCCCTGTTTGTGTAATAAAAGACAAGATTGATATAATGTTTTGTCCCTATTTGAGAGAATTCCTATACGAGATAATGTTTCCTTTATCTTCAGAAAATCCTCATCATTGATATACACCTCAACTCCATATCCAGAAAAAATATCATTCATAGTATAACCTCATAAAATCCTTTAAATAAAAGTATTTATACTACATCATTTAACTGTACCACCCTTATCAACATATTCAGCTATAGATTTTAATTGTTCAGGAGTAAGTATTTTTAAGGCTTCTTTAGCCTTAGATGTTGAACAACTAAAATACTCTTTAACATTAATCAAATCTGGAGAATTTGTAGACTTTAACCATTTCTGATACGGTCTCTTTTTAGCAACCAGAGAATGATAATAAAAATCGTATTGCAATTTATTATCTAAATCAGGATATCGATTCATTTCATTAACATAAAGAACACAATCAATATGCTGAGATAATGCCATATTCACAACATAAGGAGTATAATCTTTCTCATTCTCTAATGTTAAAATATATTTCTTTTTTTGAATTAAGGATGGTATTAAATCTTTAAATAAATCCATATTACTTAAATTCCAATTCAATCATACATTCAGTAAAAAATCCCAACATATTAATTTCTTGATCAACACTAGATGTTGCATAGAATTGATATTTTGCTAATAATAAAACTATTTGTGGTATAGAATTTGGCTTTAGGAAATCATAAGTTCCATCATAAATTTTTCTGAATAATGTAACACGATCAATATCATCATTTTCAGATAACCATTTCCTAACTTCAGCGAAATTCTTTTCTTTTAAATATTTAAAAAGTGGTGTTAATTGAATATCAGAAACCTGAGAAAGTAATCCAACATCAATGACTCCGCCCATAGCATACATTTGTAATTCATTCAATACTCTACGATTATCGGGATAATGTTTTGCGATAAATTGAGCAACAACTTCTTTATTATATTCTACAGATTCTTGATCCAATATATAACAAACTCTTTTAAAGAATTGTGCCATCAATTTAGATTTGTCTTCTTTAGGTATCTTAAATTCAATGACAGAACATCTTGAATGTAAAGGTTCGATGATTCTATTTTTATAATTACATGTAAAAATGAAAGAACAATTTTTAGAAAACTCCTCAATTGCTCCACGAAGTGCTGGCTGAACTGAATTGGAATTTAAGAAATCGCTTTCATCCATTATAATTACTTTTCTGCCACCAGATAGAGAAACTGAAGAAGCATAATTTTTAATTTTACCTCTTAATACATCAATGCCATTTTCATCAGAACAGTTGATTGTTATATAATCTATTCCTAATTCTTCACATAACGCTTTTGCTACAGTCGTTTTTCCACAACCTTGTGATCCTGATAACAATAAATTTGGAATAGTTTTTTTATTTACCAATGTCTGAAACGGTAATTTAATTGATTCAGGAAGAATACAATCTGCAATTTTCTGTGGTCTATATTTATTAAACCACAATATTTCTTCATTATTCATACACATTTCTCATAATAAAATTATCTCCAATCTTCAACCATAAGTGTGATTGGAGATAAAAATTTCAAGTGTTACATTAAAATCTAAGATTGTTCAAAATATGGAATTTTTAAATCACCATATCTTTTCAATTGACCATTATCATAAAATTCAGATTCTAATGACCAATAATTTCCATTAGAATCACTATACATAATACGATTTCCATTTTGATCATAATCATGAATACATAATTTATTAGATTGATCATTTTCTTTTATAACATAACCATTTTGATTATATTCATAAGTTTTCCATAATCCAACATAAGATTCTTCTCTGACTAATCTATTATCAGAATCATATTCACATTCTCTCCAATTTCCATTAGGATCTTCCATACGAATCATATATCCAGTTCGGTCATACGAATATAATTCATAATTTCCATTAGAATATTCTGTTTTGATTTTATTGTTATTACAGTCATAATAATACAATCGAAAATCACCATAAGAATCTTCTGTTTTGATTTCATTTCCGTTCAGGTCATATTCAAACTTACACCAATACCCTGCCGTAACATTAATGCTTTTAGTCTCATTTCCTTTAGAATCGTATTCATATTCCCACAATACGCCATACGAATCTTCCGATTTTATTTTATTTCCATTTTGGTCATATTCATATGATTCAAATTCATCTCTACAATAATCTTCAATTTTAATAACATTTTGATCATCATCAAATTGAAATTTACATTCTAACTTCACTCTCAAATCTTGAACAAAACCGTTATAATCATCTCCTTCAATTTCATTGAAACGATCTAACGGAAATCCTAAAAGTTTATTTCGCTCAAAAAAATTAATTTCATAATCTTCTAACCCTATTTGCTGTAAGAATTTTTTAGTTAGTTTCATAAAACTATTGTTCAGATTTAACTACTACAGAATATAAAGACTGAAATTCATTATCTTCTATTGCCACCTCAGAGAACGAATTTTTATGACGAACCTTTGCAATTCTTTTAATAAATTTCTTAGGTACTTTTGTATCATCAAAAACTGAACCTACGATATCTTTAATAGCTTCATTAGCAGAATCAATTCTAGAAAGATGAACTAAAATTTCATTAACACCATTAGTTAATGTATTGATTTGGTTATCATCTAATGTACCAAATACAGTTTCAATTGTAATTTTATTGCTCATAATATTATTCCTTATTTCTCAAATTTACTACTAGTTTCTGTTGTGATAAAATATTTAATTTCATTAGCTACTGATGTCCATGTTGAAATTCCTTTTGAACTAATTTCAATAACATAGGTATCAGGAATTACTTTAAGATTTTCCGTTTTAAAAATTAATTTAAATTTAGCACCTTTAGGATCTACATCAACCAATTCTAAAGAATTTGTATGACTAGAATCATTCGATTCATCAAATGTAACTAACGAAACGACATTTCCGTCAGATTGAACAGCTAAATGTGGCGCACCAAGAACTGTTGATGTTTTAATCATCCAATCAAAATCTTGTTTAGATAATGTAAATGAAATTCCTACATCGGGTAATTTAGGTCTTTTCTCAGGAGCAACTACAATTAAAGATGGATCAGTAAATCTATATTTAATCTGAGATCTACCATTCAAACCTTTAATAATGACATGTTTATCATCAAACTCTAATTCAGAACCATCTTTAAATAAAGAATTAACAGATAAAAAATTATTCAGATCATAGATACAAAAATCTTGTGGAATATTCTCAGTAATGGTTGCATCAACTAAAATATTCTTTTGTGGACTAATTGTAGAAATTACATTACCTTTCTTGAAAAAGATAGATTGATTGATGTGGGCGAAATTTTTCAAAATCACATTAGTTTCTGGAGATATCTTCATAGCATTCCTCATGTTAAAAATCAAAATCAAATTATACTCTACAATAGTAATTTAGTAAAGCTTTTTTTATAAAATTCTAAGTATATATTTTCAGTGTGGAGAGAATCGAACTCCCTTAATCTAGTTCCCAAAACTAGCGATCAACCAATGAACCACACACTGAAAATATACACTCTCAATCATTTTTATTTATACTAAATTTAAAAGTTCTATATAACTTTCAATGTCTTCTTTAAGTTCTTCAATATTTTCAGTATAATAAATTTCTGAATCTATATAATCACTACAAATCCATCCCCATTCTGATATATGAACTTCAGGATACAATTTTTTCATAGTTCCAGCTTCAATAACACCAGTAAGCTCATTATAAGCTGTCCACCACCAAACAGGTTGACGATCAACAACTTCAAAAATATATCCATCAAGATCTTTTATCTTTTTAAATTCATCAAGAAGTCTTACATCAGTGATAACAACATTATCATATTTAGGTATTTCAATTTCTAACGAGTGTTCTCCAGAATATAATAAATGTTTAAATCCTTTATCAACTAAAATTTCTCTGACAATATTTTTACATGAATCACTAAAACCACATACACCAATAATCATAAATTATGCACCAAAATAATAAACATAATAAACATAACCAATATAACAAATTTGATGCACCATCTGGTCTAATCCAAGATGATTCCAAAACTTTTTATTAGTGATATCTTGATTACCATAATTCTTCTTAATCCAATCTATATGATAATGCAAAACAAAATCAATCACACCAACTAATACCGAAATATAAAATGATTCAAAGAATAAAAATACTAACGCTGTCAGCAATCCATGTTTAACACTATGCCAGATTCCAACAATATCACCATAAATCCCTTTTGCATAAACTTCAGCATCAGATTGATTAACAAAATCAATATACCAATGTTTCACTTGTAAACATAAAAGAACTAATAAAACAACCATAACTAAATTCCTAATCTTTAACTGTTGATAATATTATATAGAGTTAATGTTAATTAGTCAAGAACTATTTTGCATATAAGTAGTTGTAGTCGCGGAACTACCAATTCCCACTACTCTAATCATTCTAAGGAAACTAATATGACCAGCACAAATACTTATATCAATATAATATCAGACATTTCTCATAAAAACAAATATTGTAAATGGTATGCCAATATAATAAACAATGCAATGCAACGAATCTCTGATACTGAATCATACACAGAAAAACATCACATAGTCCCTGAATGTATGTTTATAAACAGAACCAGAAAAGGTTCAATAGGTTTTATTGAAGGAGATCCAAATCATAAAGATAATTTTGTCTATCTATCAGCAAGAGAACATTTTATTACTCATGTATTATTAGCATTAATGCTTAAAGATAAAAAATATGTTTATAAAATGACAATATCAGTAGCAAGAATGGGAAAAGGGACAAACAAATATTTTAATTCTAGGCTATATGGAATCTCTAGAAAATTGATGATCAAGAATCATACAAACAAAAGCTCAGAAAATAAATTAAAAATATCTATCAAACTTAAAGAATTTGCAAGATCTTCAAAAGGCATAGAATTTTATAACAAAAAATCAGAAGACCAGAAAATTACT